ATTACTTTACTGCTGGTAATAGTATTCCTAACAACGCAACATTGACAGCGAATACATCTCCTGCTGGGGACATATTACTTTCGACAAAAGGTTTTGTTGCTGGCGATAACTATACAATTATATTAGAAGTAAGATAATGAAAAAAAAGAAAAAAGATTATTCAAGAGCAATTTTAGAAAGAATTGTAGGAACAAAATCTAAGACTTATCTTGCAGATGAGTTTAAAAATGCATTTGCAGAAAAGTATGGAATTAAAAAAGAAGAACTGAAAAGAGAAGTTGTAGATAGAATTTACAATAATAAACAAAAGGTGGAGAAATGAAACTAATTACAGAAACTATCGAAGATATCGAAGTATTAACAGAAGCAAATACTTCTGGTGGTAAAAACTACAAAATTCGTGGGGTCTTTATGCAGGCTGATATCAAAAACCGTAATGGTAGACTTTATCCAGTCGACACTTTAGCAAAAGAAGTTGCACGATACACTAGAGAATTTATAAACAAGAAACGTGCTTTCGGTGAACTAGGACATCCTGACGGACCAACAGTTAACCTTGAAAGAGTTTCACACATGATTACTAGTCTTAAACAAGAAGGTAAAAACTTTATTGGAGAAGCAAAAGTAATGGATACCCCTTACGGTAAAATCGTCAAGAATTTAATTGACGAGGGTGCTCAGTTAGGTGTATCTTCAAGAGGTATGGGTTCTATTCAACAATCTCAAGGACGAAATGTTGTTGGAAAAGACTTTTATCTCGCAACCGCAGCTGACATAGTTGCAGACCCATCAGCCCCTGATGCTTTCGTAGAAGGTATTATGGAGAATAAAGAATGGGTGTGGGATAACGGAATACTGAAAAGTATAGAAGTTGAACAATATAAATGGGAAATTGAAAGAACTAAACGTAATAAACTTGCTGAAGTTAAAGCAAACATCTTCAAAGATTTTATATCTAAATTTTAAAACCTACGCAACATATTAAAAAGCGCAAGGTTTGAGATGGTAAGATGTATAAATAATAGCAATATTAAAGTAAAATAATTAATTAATTAATTTTTAAATATTAAGGAGAGACCGAATGTCTGAAACCGAAGTAAAAAATGAGTTAGACGAAGTAGTGAATGCTGCCAATAAAGACGCAGCTCCTGCTGAACCTACTCATCTAAAAAACAACGGCGAAGATTTGGGCAAGGCAGTGGTTAAACCTACTGACCCTAATGGCCAAACCGCTGTAAAAAAGGTATCTAAAGTATCGGACCAGGTTAATAAGGATGCGAATGACGGCTCATTACCAAATGACCAAAAACCATCTGACATGAAAGAAGAAGAAGTAGAAGTAGATGACGGTGTAAAAACTGTTGCTGAAACAACTGATTCTGATGAAATGGATATTGACCTATCTGATGACGTTAAAGCATTAGTTTCAACAGACGCTGACCTATCCGAGGAATTCAAGGAAAAGGCTGCGACTATTTTTGAAACTGCTGTAAAGACAAGAATACAAGAACAGGTTAAAGTACTAGAGTCTAAGTATGAACAAAAACTTTCAAAAGAGACTGAAACAATAAAAGAAGCGATGACTGAAAAAGTTGACTCGTATCTGAACTATGTTGTTGAAGAATGGATGAAAGAAAATGAATTAGCAGTTGAAAGAGGTATTCGTACCGAGATTGCTGAAGATTTCATTACTGGACTTAAATCTTTATTTAAAGAACATTATATTGATGTTCCTGAAGAAAAGTACAATGTATTAGAAGACTTAACAAATCAATCAAAAGATTTAGAATCTAAACTTAACGAACAGATTGAAAAGAATGTAAATCTGTCAAAAGAAGTTTCTGAGTTTTATAAGACACAAGCTATCGTTGAAGTAACTGCTGATTTAGCAGAAACAGAAAAAGAAAAGTTTATGTCTATGGCTGAGAATGTCGAGTATGATAGTGCTGAGAAATTTAGAGAAAAGTTAGAAACTATCAAAGAGTCTTACTTCCCTAAAATAAAATCAGAAATAACAGAAAGTGATTCTGTTGATTCTGTCGCGGCAAACGAACCAGCTGATTTTAATGCTGGTAAGTCAGATGCTATGGCTGCATATACAGCCGCAATAACAAAGAACCTTAAACAAATCAATCAAAAAGGTGCGTTTTAATGTTCTTATTAAATGTAAACATAACAAGGAGAGATAACAATGTATCTTACTGAAAACTTACAGGAAAAGTGGCAGCCAGTCCTAGAACATCCAGATTTACCAAAAATCGAAGATGCTTATAAAAGAGCTGTAACTACTGTGATTTTAGAAAATCAAGAAAAATCAGTTAGGGAGGACCGAAGCTTTATGACTGAGGCTGCTCCTGTAAACGCAACTGGTGCTTCTGTAGACAACTTTGATCCAGTTTTAATATCGCTAGTCAGACGTGCTATGCCAAATCTTATCGCATACGATATTTGTGGTGTACAACCAATGACTGGTCCAACAGGCTTAATCTTCGCAATGAAGTCAAGGTTCCAATCACAGACTGGTACTGAAGCATTATTCAACGAAGCTGATTCAGACTTCTCTGCAAGAGATGCTGCTGGAGGTTCAGGTTCCCCTGACGCTCAGGCTGGTACTAACCCTGCAACATTAAACGATTCACCTTCTGCTGGAACTTACACAACTGGTTCTGGTATGAGTACTACTCAGGCAGAAACATTAGGTGATGGTACTGATGAGTTCGCTGAAATGGCATTCTCAATCGACAAAGTAACTGTTACTGCTAAATCACGTGCTCTAAAAGCAGAGTACACAATGGAACTTGCACAAGACTTAAAAGCAATCCATGGTTTAGACGCAGAAACAGAACTTGCAAACATCCTTTCAAGTGAAATTCTTGCTGAGATTAACCGTGAAGTAGTTAGAACTATTTACGGTCACGCAAAAGCAGGTGCTCAAGTGAACACAACTACTGCTGGTATCTTCGATTTAGATACTGACTCAAACGGTAGATGGTCAGTTGAGAAATTCAAAGGGCTGTTATATCAACTAGAAAGAGATGCTAACGCTATCGGTCAACAAACTCGTAGAGGTAAAGGGAACATTATTATTTGTTCTGCTGATGTTGCTTCTGCATTACAAATGGCTGGTGTTTTAGATTACGCTCCTGCGTTGAACAACAACTTAAATGTTGATGATACAGGTAATACTTTTGCTGGTGTACTTAACGGTAAGTTTAAAGTGTATGTTGACCCATATGCTGCTAACGTATCTGCAAGTCAGTACTATGTAATTGGTTACAAAGGAACTTCACCTTACGATTCTGGTCTGTTCTATTGCCCATACGTTCCATTACAAATGGTTCGTGCAGTTGGTCAAGACAGTTTCCAACCAAAAATTGGATTTAAAACTAGATACGGAATGGTTCAAAATCCTTTCGCAACAACTAACGGTCTTGGTGCTGTAGATAACTCCGGTGGAGTTGCTGCTGGCGACCAAAACATTTACTACAGACGAGTTAAAGTTACAAACATTATGTAATTTTACTTTACAGTAAAGTCTAGAAAAGGGTGCTTCGGCGCCCTTTTTTTTGGTTCATTTTACAGATAAATCTAAACAAAACATATACATCCCCCTAGAGGCTTGACTTTTATATAGTGATATGATATAAATAGTATTAGAAACAAATATTATTTTATATTTGTAGCACACAGACCGTTCGGTCGGGAGTACATTATGTTAAGAAAATTTCTTATCAATGTACGATACTTCATTGCTCCACTATTAATACTTGCGACTTTGTTCGGTGTATTAGCAGGTGGGCCTTGGGTATGGACAGGAGTATTCTTGTTAGGTGCAGGTATCATTATTGATACTCTATGCACTAAACAAACTATGGGTGCTGGATTTGATGAAGAAGGTGAAACATTAGGAGTAGCATGGTTGCAAAATTCAGTCATGTACTTAATGTTACCTGTATTCATAGCACTACAATGTGTACTTGCATATCAAATATACAATGGTATGGCAGGTGTTGAACTATTAGGTGCAGTTGTGTCATCTGGTATATTCGCTGGTATAGGAATTATCTATGGACATGAGTTAGCACACACTAAGGGATTTAGTTTTATCATTGCTCGTTGGATGATGGGATTAAGTGGGTCAGCACATTTCTGTTATGCACATGTATATAATCACCACTTAGAGTTAGGTTGCGAAGACGACCCTGCAACAGCACCAAGAGGTAGAAGTTTATATGCACACTTACCTAAATCTTATTTTGGTCAAAGTAAATTCTTATACACAATGGAAAAACAAAGATTAAAAAGATTAGGTGTACCATTCTTAACATGGCAGAACAGATGGATTAGAGGTTATGCAATGTCATTACCAACAATCTCATTATTCTGGTTTGCAGGTGCATGGACAGGTATTGCTTGTATGGGATTACTATGGTTAATCTCTAACTTCGAATTAGAAGCATTAAACTACTTAGAGCATTATGGTTTAATTAGAGAACCAGGTTCGCCAATTGACTACAGACATTCGTGGGATAACTCTACAATGTTTTCAAGTTGGTTCTTCATAGAAATAGGAAGACAGGCAGACCATCATGATAGAGGTGAAACCCACTTCTGGGAATTAGATGAAGTCGGAGCACCTAATTGTGGTAATGGTTATTTTACATTATTCGCATTAGCTTTAATCCCACCATTGTTTCATAAGTACATGGAGAAACAATTAGCAAAATGGGATGAAGAAGAGGCATCAGAGGCTGAACTTCAAATCGCTCAAAGTAAATTTCTATAATAAAAATTTAAGTTGTATCTTTATCCCCTTGACGCAAAGTTGAGGGGTTTTTTTAAGCCTTAATAATACCTCATAAAAACTCTTATAAATATAAGTATGACAACAACAAATATAATTAATAGAGAACCTACTAAAAGTGATTATGCTAGCCCTATTCAATTTAGGTTCAAGTGTACTAAACTCCCAACAGTAGAGTTTTTTGTACAGAGTGCTAACATACCTGGTATCAGTCTAGGTTCAGCACAACAAAATACACCTCTGTATGATATGCCTTTACCTGGAGACAAGATAACTTTTGCGGCTCTTGATATGTCATTTCTTGTTGACGAAAATTTAAACAACTATAAAGAGATACACGATTGGATTCTTGGTCTAGGATTTCCTAGTAACAATCAACAGTTTCAAGATTTACAATCTGCTGGTTCAGATAGATTTCCTGGTTCTTCTAGAAGTACAGCCGTAACCGGTTCTTCTACACCACAACCTTTAAATGAAGGTGGTATATATTCTGATGCAATACTCACAGTTTTAAATAGTAAAAATATTGCTAAGACAGAAATAAGATTTCAAAATATTTACCCAACATCTTTGGGTAGTTTAAATTATGATGTAAGACAAACTGATGTAGATTATTTGAGTGCTTCATGTAGTTTTAACTATATGAATTATGATATAGTACAAATTTCTACTTCATAGTAGAATAATATAGGATTTTATATAATGACGACAGCGTTTTGCTTTGGTAATGGTAATTCTCGTAAAGGTCTAAATCTAGACGACTTCAAAAAACACGGAACAGTAATAGGCTGTAATGCAATCTATCGTGATTTCACACCAGATATTGTTGTGGGAATAGATTCACAAATAAGTCACGAAATATATCGCTCAGGATATGCACACAAAAACACTTGTTATCTAGGATACTGGACGCCTGTGCCAGTATTTGTTGCAAAAGAAATGATGAAAACTATGGCAGATAAAACTGACATTGTTTGGAATAATAGCGAAG